AAATGTCCCACGCCGCCTTGACGCCCATCGAGGGCATCGCCTCGATCCAAGCCATCGCCGACCTGATGGATGGGGCATCGACAATGTCACCTGATGCCGCCTTGGCACGACAGGCGGTCATCACCCGCACGACCTGTGCGGCGAGGTTGGGGTGGCACCCCGTCAGGCTGACCAGTGCATCACGCTCCTGATCGGCGGGGAGCCAAGTGACCGGCACGATGTAGCCGAACCGGTCGGCAAGGGCACTGTTCATCACTCGCGTCCCCGCGTAGCGCCCGGAGGCATCGCCGTTGGTCAGCGTGTTGTCGGCGGCGACAACCATGACCCCGGCGGCACGGCTCCAAACCTGACCGCCAATGTTTACACGGGGGGCGCCACGCTCCAGTGCCCCGTTCAGCGGAGCCAACTCGCCCGGGTCGGCGTTGGTCGGCTCATCGAGCAGGATGACTGCACCCGGGTGGGTGTAGGCGGTCAGGAACGCCCCCGGCACGAACTGGGTCTGCCCGTTGACCAACCCGGTGGCACCGAGGTATTCCTCGGCGGAGGAGTACTTGTGGAAGTTGATGCGTGTAAACGCCCTGCCTGTGCGAGCCGCCCACTGCATCGCCGCCTGAGTCTTGCCCGTGCCCTTTTCGCCCCCGAGCCACACCGGCGTCCCGGTCGAGGCACTCAGCACCATCGCCCGGAGGATCGACTCCTGCCATATGTAGGACGGGTCAATCGCCGGGGCAGAGGGGTCATTCCAAACCCCGACAGTCAGAGGCTTGCCCTTCAGGTCATTGAGGGCGATCCCAAACACCTCCTGCACAGTCTTGACCTCGGGGGCACGGGTTGCCGCAATGACCGCCGCCTCGGTGCCGTTCGCCTTGGCGGCTTTAATCACGGGCTTGAGCGCCTTGTCAACCGCCGCCTGAATGGCGGTCTCGACAACGCCCTGATCTGCGGCACTGCGATCCAGTCGAATGACCGCCTTGGTGACGGCGTCCACGGCGTCAGTCACCTTGGTGACCTGATCGCGGAGGCGATTCGTTGCGGCAACCGCATCGAGGGCAACCGCCTCGGCACGGGCGGCGGCGTTGGCGGCGGCGGTGGCGTGATTGGCGTCAGGCAAAACGGGCGCACCCGAGGAGAAGAGCGGTTGGGCGTTGTTGATCTGATCCCGGGTGATCTGACCACGGCGAATCGCCTCTTCTAGAACGGCGATCAATTCTGCCTTGTCGTTCGATTCGACCCCTAAGAGTGTTTTGGCGGCACCGCGCAGGCGGGGCGTGGAAAGGGTGGCGATGGACATGATGGGTCTCCTGTTTAAACGGGGGTCAGACAAGAACGAAGGTCGAGTTGTCGAGGGAGCAGATGGGCAGTCCCTTGTCGGCATGGCGGCGGGTCAGCCTGATGGTGTAGCCGCAGGACGGGCAGACCGCCTTCAGCATCCGGGTCGATTGCGTCTTCTTCCCGACCGACAGGGCGGCGTGGGGATAGTCCCCGAGGGAGTCAAGGATGTCTCGATAGCGCTCGGCAAACCCCTTCCCGGCGACTGTGGAATTCCACTTGCCGTTGACAGTTTCGAGACCCATTGCAAACGCCGCCTTGCCGAATCCGATTCCGTGGTTCATGCACCCGGGCAGGGTATGGCACAACTCATGGATCAGAACATCAAACACCCGATTTTTGTCATCGAGCACGGGGCTGATCAGCACCTCATAGTGCTGATCTGCCGAGTTGGCAGAGGCGTGGCACTCGCCGATGCGTCCGTTCCGAGCGGCGTGGGCGGGGAAGCCACAGGCAACCCGAATGCGGGGGGCGAGGGCAAAACCCTCGGCGGTGAAGATCGGGCGCACCTCATTGACTGCCTGCGTCAGCCAGTCTTCACGGGTCGAGTGGATCAAGGTCATGGCGGGTCTCCTGTTTGAACGGGTCAGGTGCAACTGTAAACGATTGTGCTAGTGCGGGTCAATACCCTAGTGCAAGGGTCAGTCTTTCAGTAGTTGAATGAGACTCGGGTGCGCAGGACAAGCCGCCGCCCGTGCCGATGAATCACCCGGGTGTCGAGTGATTGGCACCCGCAACAGTCATACTCATGGTGGCACCCGTGCTTGGACAGGGTGTCCTCAAGTGCCCGGGCTGACGCCTCGGAGTCCTGCCCTGACGGGATGACCGCCCAACGGATGTAGGTGCCGCCGTCATCGATGCCGTTGCCCTCGGCAACCTCCCGGGGCGGGGTCAGTCGGGCGGTGCCAACATCCTGCCAGTTGTCCTCATGGGCGTAGGTGCCCACATAGCGGTGAGTCAGTCGGCGGCTCAGGTGAATGGTGTCCATCAAGGTCTCCTCTAGTGCGGGATTGCACCCCATTGCCCCCCAAGGGAGGCAAGGCGGGTGAAATCTCAGTCCCAAATCCGATACGCCAACAGGGTGCGACCGCCGAGGTAGGCGGTCAAAGCATCGCCCACATTGGCACGGGTCTTCCCGCAACCCATCGATCCGTAGATGTAAACACCATCGTCTGTGTTTCGGATCTCAGCGATCCCATGTTTCCGAGTGTCGGTGTCACGGCGGGTAGAGGTGTTGAAATCCTCAAAGTCGAAGGTCACTTGCTTGGTCAGGGGCATGATGGTCTCCAATGGTTGAACGCCCGATCATTAATTGATCGGAGACCCGATTTCACCACAAGTGTTTACATGGGTGCAAGTGCTATCACCCACTAAAGCACTAGGACATTGCCCGGGGTCTATGTGGGTTAGCGCTCACCAACATCGGAGGGTGACGGGCTGACTGCATTTCTATATAGAGGGGGTTGGAATCGGTTAGTGCGGACTAACGAATCCTGTGGATAAGGTTGTGGATAAGTGGCAATTGGGGCGGTCGGCGGGATGGGGTGAAGGTTGGGTATAGGGTGCCCAAAAATTTCCCGGGACTGCCACATACGCACAGGTTTCCCACAAGAAAATGTGAGCAAGCACTAACGCGGTTATCAACAGGGTTGTCCACAGGTTTATCCACATTTGTAAGGTTGACAGGCGGGTTTACACGCATGAGAATGCGTACAGTACTGTGGATGCCCACAGTGTGGATATTTATACAGTGGCGGGGGGAACAGACCATGACGCGGGTGATTAGGGACGATTATGAGGAGATGCTTGAGGGGGCGGGGGACGATGCCGAGAGGGAGGCTGATCAGAACCTGATCGAGGAGACCATCGAGGAGCGCCTGAGGGCACTAGTGGAGGACGGGCAGGAGATAGGCGAAGCCGAACAGTCAGCCGCTCACGCACAAGCCCCAAGGCAGAGAGCAGATGGACAGATCGTAGGGATAGGAGAGGGACGGAGCAGACCACTGACACAGAGCCAAGTGGCATTCGCTCAGGGCGTCATCGAAGGCAAGAGCAGACGACAGGCGTACCGGGATGCATACCCGAATGCCAACGGAGCAGACGCCACCATCTCAGCATCAGCGGCAAGACTCGCAAGAGACCCGAGAATCAAGAGGATGATTGAGGCGGGGTGGGAGGAGACTCAGGAGGCACTCGCTGATGACATACAGGCGACAAGGCGATATGTGGGGAGAGCGTTGGTTGCACTGAGCAGGGGAGCAAAGCAGGAGAACACCCGCCTGAGAGCACTGGAACTACTGGGGCGCAACAGCGGGATGTTCCGGGATGCCGTTCAAACGCAGGAGAAACCGATCACGGCAGAAGACCTGCGGCGTGAACTGGCAGGGCATCTCCGACTACTGTCTGTCGTCAAGCGCAAGGCGTGACGCCCCGCAGGGGAGGGGACTGGCATCGCAGGGGCAGGGGCGGTGCGTGTAAACGGGTAGGCGCTGACCCCCACCACTCCCCCACCCCCCGAGCGCTCGACTGACCACCCTCCGCCCGTATACGCTCAAATCCACTCATACCACCCCCTCTTTTTAGAACACCCCCCGCACCTTTCCAAAATGCAGACCCCCCCGGGGGGTATATTTTTTTGAGAAAAGTATTTACACAAACAAATGTTTGCGTTTAAACTTGGGATTATGAGGGGGATGTGATGTTGAAGGATTATGCGTTTCCGACGATGAAGGCGGAGAGGTGTTTAAAGGAGTTGCATGACGCGGTGTTGGACAAGAACTGGGTAAAGGCTCAGGAGAAGTCCAAAGAGGCGGTGAAATGGATATGGGAGATACAGGAAGCCCTGTATGAGATGAGGAAGGAAAATGAGGCGTAAGCAGAGGATGACCGGGCAGTGGGAGAAGGTTCTGAGGTTTATCAGGGCCTATATCAAGTTGCACGGGGTTTCTCCTTCTTATGGGGTGATGGCGGAGGCTTTGGGGTTGAAGTCCAGAGCCAATATGCACAGGATTGTGAAAAGGCTTGAGGAGGAGGGGCACCTTCAGAGGAGGCCCAATAAGTTTTATGGTGTGAAGGTTGTTGACAGGTCTGTCCGGGAGGTTGCTTCTCTGTGAGTTTGCTGTCTCAACAGGAGGTTGCCGGGTATCTTGCCGTCGTGGACAAGGTGCCGGAGAGGGAGCGGGTAAAGATCAAGCAGTTGCTTGAGTTTGACCGGGTTCAGAGGTGTCAGGAGTCTTTTCTGTTCTTTGTGCAGCAGATGTGGCCTGTGTTTATTTCTGGCCGGCATCACAAGATCATGGCAGATGCCTTTGAGAGGGTTGCTTCCGGGTCTTTGAAGAGGTTGATTATTAATATGCCTCCCCGGCACACCAAGTCGGAGTTTGCTTCCTACCTCCTGCCGGCTTGGTTTCTGGGGAAGTTTCCCCAAAAGAAGATCATTCAGACAGCCCACACCGCAGAACTTGCGGTTGGATTCGGCAGAAAGGTCAGGAATCTGGTTCAGTCTGACCCCTACCAGAAGATCTTTCAGACAGAACTGTCCTCGGATTCAAAGGCGGCGGGCCGGTGGAACACCAAACAGGGCGGGGATTACTTCGCCATCGGTGTCGGAGGCGCTGTGACGGGTAAGGGGGCAGATATTCTGATTATTGACGACCCCCATTCGGAGCAGGAAGCCAAGCAGAACAACCCTCAGGTCTATGACGGGGTGTATGAATGGTACACATCCGGCCCGAGACAGCGTCTTCAGCCCGGCGGGGCCATCATTATTGTGATGACCCGGTGGGCCAAAAGAGACCTGACAGGGCAGATCCTCAAGAATTCGTCAAAAGACGGCACCGATGACTGGGAAGTCATTGAATTTCCCGCCATTTTGCCCTCCGGCAACG